GTCCAAAAAGTTTCACCACTCACCATATTTTCTCCACAGAAATGAGAGGCAACATCTTCAAGAATGCCATTGAGTTCATCAAGTTGGGTGCGGTCAATCTGCATGATAGGTAGGTGTCTTGCTTACCTATCCATCATAGCATCATGAGCAGCAATCTGCCAACTTAGTGGACAGTTCCTGAACTGTCTGCTTAAGAGAGTTGATTTGCTCTTGTTGTTCTTTGACTGCTTCTACCAACACTGCAGTTAAATTTTTATAATGAAGAATTTTAAATCCTTCTGAATCTTGTTGCACAAGTTCTGGAATTACTTTTTCTACTTCTTGAGCAATCATTCCAACTTCATGCCTTTCCAAATCTTTTCTATCATATTCTACTCCTCTAAGTTGTAATACTTTTTCCAAAGAATTTTCAAGTGGTTTAATATTTGTTTTTACTTTTATGTCTGATACTGTTTCTACTGGAACGCCATTTTTAAACAATCCTCCAATGACATTAAGTTTTCCAAAATATTTTCCAAAAGGAGAGGAAGCATTCCAAGAAGGACTTGCTTCAAACTTTTTAATAATAGCATCTGCTTTGACACCAAGATCTCCTTTTAAACCAAAAGATGTACTAGCGCCAAACTTTAAATGGGCTCCAAATGCATTAGAAACTGCAAATGCATTATGAACGCCAATTTGATTAGTTAATCCATTTAAATTATTAATCCCTGTTGTTTGTAATGCAAAAGGTCTAGTTGGGTCAAGACTTTGCCAAACATCAACAGTAGCTAAAGGAGGAGCTGCTGCTAACCCAGCTTGAATGCCTTCTGTTTCTACAGTATTAATATATGCCATTATACTCCTCCAAAAATTAAAGTTTCTATTAGTTTATCTACAAAATCTCCAAGACTTGTTGGTATTAATGTTGCTCTTGGTTCAATAATAGTAACACCACCAGTTCCTCTTATATAAATTGGTCCTTTGGATGCCAAAACTAATTTATTTCTAGCACCAATTGCAATATTAGCAGCATTTAATTTAATACTATCACCAGCTTCAATGATTATATTCTGAGCAGATCTAAAAATAAATGCTTCATCTGCTGCAGTAGATTCAAACCTAATTTCTCTAGCAGCAAGAGTTAGAATACCATTGCCAGCATCTATCCTTAAATTTTTTCCAGATGATCTAATATTTAATCCTTCAGCAGCATTACTATCAATATTATCAGAAACATCACATGGGTTTCCATGTAACTCAAATCCACCATCCTTAAAGAGTTTTAAGTGTGCACCAGATGTAGAATGCAATTCTACCTGTCTAGTTCTGGACTTTTCTACTGACTCAGAAATGAAAAGAGATCCATGCTGAGGATCACCTACCACAAATCCTGTCTGTTCTTTTTCTTCAGGTTTCTTGGGTATTGTCATTTCTTATCAGCACAAAGAATTACTTTTTGTTTTGGTTTTCTGGGACTAGTCTCAGAAACCTGACCAACTTCAACAAACTTAAGCACAGGAACTAAAATTGCACCTGATCCTGTTGTAGTATTTATTGCCAACTCAGGAACTGTTCTGATTACACCTGGGTTTACTATTGTTGTAGAAACAATTCTGCCTTCTGCATCTACTACAGGATAAACTTCTACTCCAGTATTACAATAAATGTTGTATATTAAATCTTCTTCTGTATATCCTATGCCAGTATTGATGATAATGATTTCAGAAATATAAGCAGTATATTCTATACCATCATCTCCAATTGGATTAGTGGTACATCTAGCATTGGAATTAACATCAGAATCAGTACCATCTCCATTTTCTATAAGAGTTGGTCCAATGTATTGCATACCATTATTAGTCATATACACACTATCAATTTTTCCATCCTTAAGAATTACATTTCCTCTACCTCCACCACCAGTATTACATGCATCATCAAATGAAATATAAGGTGCAATATTATAATCTGATCCTGGATCTTTAACATTAACCCCCATAATTTGACCAAGAACATCAACAATAACCGATCCAGATCCTCCACTTCCACCAAACCCACCAAAGAAAGTTACCTTTGGTAGTCCGCAATTTAAAGTAGTCCCATCACAATTTGCATATGAAGCAAACTCTTCTTTAGTTACACCTAATGCAACAAGAACATCATCACTTGGAGAAGCACCACTATTCTGTCCCAACCAACTTGAGAATTGACCTTGTGCATCTGAGAATAAATTTCTTACCCCTTGTGTGGGGGAGTAACTTAAAATCTTTTGGAAGTTTACTGCTCCTTTAGGAACATATCCTTTATTCATTTCATAATCAAATTCTTCCTTACATTTTGCATCATCACATGAGAAGAATGAAAGGACTGTTCTTGCATAGTTGATTGCCTTTGAAACAATACCTGCAACTTGACCAATTCCTTGACCTAAAACTGATGTAAGTTCTTGAAGTAGAGGACCAATGGTATTGGAAATTTCATTGCCAATAGTTGCCATCATGCTACCCAAGAATGATTCAACTGAGCAAAGAGGAATAGCAACCACTTTACCAAACATTTGTCCAAGAAAATCAAATACAAATCCAGTGATTCTCTTTAAAATGTTTTGGAAAGCACACCAGATTCCATCTGCAATTTTATCTGTTGCTAATTTTTTGACAAGAATAGCATCCTTAGGCAAGAATCTTTCAATTATATTTTTAAGAGCTTGATAGATTTGTTCTATAATAAAGTCTCTTATGATCTTAGTAAAGTCTGATAGTCCATCTCCAATGGCAGTTGCTACTTCTTGTATAAGATTTGGAAGATTTTGTATATAATTTAAAGTAGGGTTTACATAGATGTTAATATAATTTTGTACTGTGTTGAGATAATAGATAAACTTTCTCAGTGCCTGTGTAATTTTGGAAACTTTATCTGTTCCAGTTTTACAAGTAGAAACAGTTTGTACTATTGGTGCAGTTCCTTCTTTGGATGCTGCTTGTTTCTTACTCTCTTTATTATCAGCAGTCCTACCACTTGCAAGTGGGATGCCAGAATCTTTTGGTGATCCAGTAACTGGTTGGTGTGATGGGTTTACTATTGTATCCCCAGGTTTGAATGGTTTGAATCCATTGGTGCCTTGATTAAAAGTATTTAAATGTTCAATACTTGCACCAGAAAATAATGCTCCAATGATGACAGGTTGCTGTCCATCATCTCCATCCATGAAAAATCCAATAACAGTTTCAGATCCTCTAAGGTTGAAACTTGCACCAGCACCCCCTTCTCCTGATCCCATGTTTAGTGGAACTAAGACATGTGCCCATGGAAGATCTTCATCCTTAACAACAGAAGATGAATCTGGATGATGTCCTATGATTCTGACCTTTGCCCTATATCCATTTTCAGTATTCTTGTATTTGGTTACAATGCCAACAAACCATCTGAAGGCATCTCTTCCAATAAAATTAGGATTAATAAGGGATTGTTCTACTATCATCAGTCTTCGTAGATCCTACATTCTAGTGCATTTGGATTTGAATCACAAAATAGTTCAAGTGGTGTTGGATCATGATCATCCTCTGGATGATTTGTAGCATAAGATTTAAGTGATTCTAACTCATCTTCAATGTGTCTTCTTCTCTGGGAAGAAATCATTGGATCACTTAATTCTGATTTGTCTTTTTGTATGTGATCTTTAATATCTTTGAAAATCATTTTGTTGCTCCATAAGAGTCTCTTACTAACTCTAAACCAGTAAGACCTTTATTATCACTAAAACCATGCTTTAATTTACTTATAACATATTTGCCAGATTTTCTGTTATCTCTCAATCCTTTTTTTTCATCTTCTTTAGTTATCTGACCAAATTCAACATTGATTACATCTCCCACTGTCAATCTCAAATTCAGTGGTACTGTTATATTTAACGATTGACTGAACAATAAATTGTATCTTGATACTCCTTGACCTTGGTACTCTATTCTTTTGTCAGGAGTTTCAAGTTTTCCTGCCTTATTCATTTGACCATTATCAAGCATCTTAACCATTAATCTAGATGGTTTGTCAATTATTATTGAAGGAAGATCTAGAGTCTCATTGCCAGAAAGATTCATTAGATTGTAATTTTTAGATAACAAATATGGTTTTGATTCTCCATAAAATTTTCTAGTATTAGTATCAAAAAAATAATTTACACTTCCATACATCCCAACTCTAAGATTGTCTAAAATGTTTACATTTTTATTGAATACTGGTGGTGCAGTTATTTTAAAATTTACTTGAGGATCTGCTGGAGATGTTACTATTTCTTTATAAAAATAAGTCTCCTTTGCTCTTCTGTTTCTATCAAATAGAGAATCCACACTTTTAAAATTATATCCTTCTTGGTTTTCAAAAAATAAAAATCCTGCTGTTCCTACTCCTTCTCCTGACTTTCCTCTTTCTATTTGAGGAATTCCTTTAGGGCATACCCATCCTAAAACAGTAAATGGTTTTCTAGCATTTGCCATGAAAGAATACTTATTTACTGTTTTTTCTATGTTGGAACTTTTATATCTTGTGGTTTTTAATTCATCTTTAAGAATCTTTTCTACTGTTTGCTTTAAATCCGTATCATATCTCCTAAAGCATCTAGTTGTTTCATTGGTCAGAACTTCTCTGGGAACCATTTCCAGTATGAAAGTTTCTTTAGTAGATTCTGTAGTGGAGTTGGCAATATTGTAAATGTAATAAGTATTATTATTTTCGTCTAAGGTAAATTTACCACCTGTTGCTTTTTGCTCTAATATTACTCTGACTTTTTCTCCGCCTCTTAATTTTAATTTAGATAAAATACCACCTGTGTTAACAATCATGGCAGTAACATAAGTTACTGGTGATGTGATATCTTCGCTGTAAGTTAATGCTGCAACTGATTGAGTAAGATCTATGAATCCTGCAGATGTTTCTACAGAAAATTCTACTATAGTATAATTAAAGTATGATTCCATTACCCTAACAGTCTATAATACATCATCTTCAATATAGTTTCTTCTTTACTACTACTTCCAGTATTTAGAGGTGCTGGTGATGAAATGTATCTAATTTGTGGAGGGGGCATTGGGATAGGAACTTGAATCATTTCTGGTGGAAGTTCCTGCATAGCAGTTTGATAAATTTTAGATTTTGATGTTATTAAATTTACTACAGATGGAGGAATATTTTCTAATGGATCTCCACCAGATTGGGTGAATTTATTGCTGATTGGTATGATAGCCTCTTCTCCATGAAGAATAACTGGATATCCTGTGTTGGGACCTGAGGCTACTATACCACTACTTGCTCCTTTCTTTTCTGCCCATTGAACATGAACATGATTATAATGTCCTGATGTTCTCCACAAAACATAGTATCCTTTGTCTTGCCAAAACTTTGCAACTCTATCTCCAAGTTCCATGTTATTGATTGGTATATCAATAGCTCTATTGCTGTAGTGAGCAGATCCTGTAACATGAACATCATCTACTGTTGGATCATTTCCAAGATCTCCTAACCCAGTATTCTCTCTCATTTGCAACTCATAAGGTTGAGCTGATTTAGCAGGAGTTCCTGCTGGTAATGGAAATGTCTGTCTAAAGGAAGCAGCATCTGCTAATACTTCAGCAGATGCTTTTGGACCACCACCAGTTCCTCCAGTAAAAGTTGTGGTGTCTCCTCCAACCCCTGGTTCAAAAGATTCTCTATATGCCTCATCTGTTTTTGGGCCAGATTTAAAAGAACCAGCAAAAGATTCAAACTTCATTAATGCTTTTTCATAACTAACAAGAGTTTTGCCAAAAGTTAAATTGCCCTTCCCTTCTACTAATGCTTTTTGTTTTTTCTCTTGTTCTTTTAATTTATTTTTCTTTTCTTCATTAGCACTAACCCCAAGTAAATCTCTAGTGAGATTGGTTAAGTCTAAAGCAAAGGAAGCAATAGAAGCTAATCCTGCAAGAGGAAGTCCTATCCCAGTTGCAGCAGATCCAGCAGCAAAAGCATCTAAAGCAGCACCAGTTCCTGCTATTGCAGCACCAGTCTGATCTCCTGCCTGTGCTCTATATGCAGCATCAGCAGCACCAACAACTGCACCAACTCCAGGTATTATTGAAGCCCCAAATCTTCCAAGTGATTTTGCTGCTCTTGCTCCTTTAGTTCTATTATCAACTGCAAATCCAACACCATCATTCGTAAATTTTTTGTTTGCTGCTCTTTGACCATATCTTCTAGCATATCTTTCTCTTATATCCTTTTCTGCACCACGCCATTCCCCTTTATCTGTATATCTTCCCT